ACAAAGTTAGACTCCAAAACAGCACCAGTACCATTACCACCAGTAACAGAAATCTTTGGTTTCTCTTGATATCCTATTCCAGGCGTTACAAGTTTAACATCTCTAAATGATCCAGTTACATTAGCATGAGCAAAAGCACCAGAACCTTCAGAATCATTAATGATTAGTGGTGGTCCATTAAGAACATCATAGTCTTTACCAGAATCAGTTACTTCAATATTTCTAATATCACCAAAGAAAATCTGTTCATCAAGAACGGTAGGTGGGAACAATTCAACACCATTACCTAATAATCCTATAGCTCTATTATCAATATCTCTTTTGTTAGGATCATCAAAATAGTTCTTCTCTCTTACATATGGAAACTTACGTAAGATTTTTTGATTTTTTAGTGTTTTATTTTCCCAACCAGACTTGTATATAAACTGTCCTGTAGTATTGGTTTTTAAAGCAATATACTTATTAGCAAATACGTCAGAACCACTGTATGAAAGTCTAAATTCAGTTTCATTTACACTAGTAACAAAGTAGATACCAGTTTGGATACCACTTGCAGTAGTATTGTCCCAATATATCTTATCTCCCGTTACATAATTGTGTTTAAATGCAGTATTAGATTGTGGGTCAATAGACTTAATCGTATATGTATATCCACCACCTAAAATGGGTACTCCACTATCAGTAGCTTCTACAGAATCAGACTTAACCCAAACTTTATTGTCAGTAGCGAAAATAGGGTAGTTTGGTAATCCAGAAGAAGCTACATAATTGTACTTTTCATCCTTATCCAAATAGGTGTTCTGAATACCAACGGGAAAATCACCAACACCAGCAAAATAGTTGGAATTATGAGAAGCTTTAATAACTTTCTTTTGAATAGTTACTGGATTTGCAGGAGGAGCTGAAGAAACCTGTACAACAACAGTATTTGAGAATTTCTTCTGTATATTTGTTGCTCCAAACTCAATATCTTTAACAATAACAGATATTGAATTTCCAAATTGATCTGATAGTGTTAATTCCTCATCAACATAGAAAACAATAGCGTCAAATAATACAATTCTGTAGGTATTAACGTTTACCTGACTAAATGATGAAATTGTATGAGTAGAAGGAATATTATAGATCCAATTGTTAAATTTTGGATCATCCCCCAAATCTTGACCAAAGGAGTTCAACTTCATTGAATCCCCAACCATCATATTTGATGTGTCAGTAGTATCAACGGTATCAATAACATTTACAAGTCTAAACTGCAATAAAGCAGTTTGACCTATACCAGAATAAGCATAAGCTAACTTATCTTGGAATATATCTGCTGAAAAGTTTAAAGATGTGGATACACCAGTTACACCCAAAAACTGATTAACTGTTTTGTCTGTATATGATACACTAAGGAAGTTTGAATCTTTTGTTGGTTTAATTAAAAGATTACCAGTTTTACCAAATCCAACGGTAGAGTCAACAACAATTGAAGTGGAATCTTCAGCAGTTGCTTCAAGAGTTTTAGTTTTGCCTGGAATTTGGAAGGATCCATCAAAAGAAGTAGAGTCTAGAGACAATTCATAAAAGTCTTTAGAACCAACAGGTCTATATTCTACATTATAAATCGAAGCACTTGCAGTTCCAATGCCAGGTATATCTTGGTACAGGAAATTACCAACTGCATTTAGTGGTTCTCCTCCAAAAAGATTCTCTACGAGAAGGTGTTTGGTTTGGAAATATACGTTAGATGATGCACTAATTGTCTGATCAATTGGTTTAATCAGTTCAATCTCTTCACCATATAGTAATTTGAAAAGAATCTGATACGATGCATCAGTTCCCTTAGACATATAAAAGTCTTTTGCCCTTGTAAGAACATTAGCAACAGACGTACCAGCAGTAAAAGATCTATTTTCAAAGCCAGGAAGGAACTCAGTTTTAAACTTAGTAAAGAATGTTTGTAGAAATAAATTACTTAAATTAAATACTGGAGTAGTAGCTACATGTTTATCTGCATCAGTTTCCTGAAAACTTAGAAATTCTGATGCGTCTTCTCTTGATATTTGATCAATACCACTAAATCCCCTAGCACATCCTAAGAATTGTGTGTCAGTTTTTGAAGTATATGTAATAATCTCATTATCAATCTTCAAAAGACCATATGTTGCAGGCCAACCACGAGTAGAAACTACATTTATAGTGGTTTCACCAGCAAGAATATCAGCGCCCAAAAACGTTGCAGGCACTAGGGTTTCATTGTTAAATGCACTGATTTTTCTATAATCAACAATATTGCTAGCTAAATCAACAACACCCGATTGGTGTTCCTGTGATTGATAATAGACGTTAAGGAATTCCTCAAACAGAGGTGACTCCTGATTCAAAAATTCAGGAATCTGCGACTCAATAATATGAGAGATTTTTACCTTTTTAATATCCGTCATTTATCTTGTATAGACTGAACCAGTTGTGTAGCTGGAGGTAGTGACGTATGATGTAGCAGATGTATTTTCACCAGAAGAAACAACGTCAGGAATCGCAGAGACTTCACTATGTTGAACATCAAGTTGTAAATACAAATCTTTCAATGCAATAACATCATTGGATTGTGGAATTCCTTCTATTTGAATTGTTCCATTTGCCAATGAAGTACCTGTTATATTTACCACATCTAAAATGATCTCTCCTTTGGTATAATCAATTGTTCCAGCATCGTTTTTAACGATAAGAGGTATATTATTTTCAAGTTTAAAGAATACCAATCTTCCAGTTGTAGTACCAGTTATAGGTACATCACCAAGAAAAACAGTTCCATTAATATTACTTACAGTGAATCCTGTAGATTTAATACCATAACCATCACATTGTTGATAGAAGGCATTTCCATAACAAAGTTCGTATGTAGCAAATGTATTGATTTCTGGAATAATGTCCCTTCTCATCTTAACTTTAGTGATGTTAGAAGTAACACCTCTAGCAGAGTCATCAATCAAACCAACGATTTTACTATATTTGAATCTTCCACCAAAAGCATTGATATCCGTTGATTGAGAATAAGTGGTTAATGTCTTAACTACCGATGTTCTCAAATCAGTTACATTGGATATTGCGTTAGTGTTATAATAGACAGATGAATCAACTTCAACATAAAGATACTTAAGGTCAATTATCTCTGGTTTAATTCCAGCAATAGAATATTGTTTTAATTGTGTAGAAATACTATCTTTAGTAATTTGTGATAAGAATGAACCATTTCTTGGTTTAATTGATATAAAGACCTTTCCATACTCAGGTGGATCTAACTCCTCACCCCCATAGGCGGTCACAGACTCGACATTAGGATAAACATATGGAATTATACCCTTATAGTCGTTTGCCGTTACTGCACGGTACTGTGCAGCGTATATACGGGGTGCTAGGTATTTGATTGAACTGATATCTTCTACATTATCACCATTTGAAGCACTAGATGTAGTTGTAAGTAATGAAATACCACTTGTAAGAGTTGTATCCGTATCATCTTTCAAAATACCAATGAAAGAGAAGTTAGTAGCACCATTAGCAAGAGGTCCATTGGTTACAACATAACTGACTGTAACCGTTGCACCAGCAGGTGGTTTCTTACCTAAAATTCCATCACCAAACAATATCTCATACTGTTCATCTTCAATCTCCTGAATGAGAAACAGTTTAGAAGTAGAATCTACTCTTAGAATATTGTCATATAGAGCATAAATCTCATTCGTTGTTGATTTTACAGTAACACGAATAGAAGTAGTATCAATATTAGAATTTGGTAGAACAAATCTTTGATTGGGTTGAGAATAGTCGATTGTGAAGGTCTTCGTTAAATAAACACCCTCATAGATTGTTAAATTGTTGAAAAGAGCAACATTATTATCATCTACAGTAGCAACAAAGTCATCTGGAATAGAGAATATGTATTGACCACCTTGTTGGTTACCTAATGCAACTTGTCCAGCTTTTAATATTACAATCCTAGTATCATTAGTACCTAAGTCAACACTGAAATTAACCGTTGCAGAAGCAGACCTACTTGATCTCGGTACATAACCAATATTTCTTGCAAGTGAAACAACATTCTCTCTTAGAGTTGCACTATCAAGAAAACACTCATTAACTGCCATATTAGTGTTATAGGCAGTAATATATGAGTTATACGCTAACAGATCAATCAGAACAGAAAAGTTTGACCCTTCAAAGTCAAAATCTGTAAATTTACTATTAGTTCGCAAATAATCTTTGATTTGTGCTCGAAGATCGGCAAAATCTAGGTTAGTAAACTGATTGAACGCCATTATAGTCTAGTAGATTGAAGAACAAATTCTATATTTTGAGTAGGCAAAGCCAAACCAGTCACATCATATCGAATAGCAACATTTAATTCATTAGTATCAGGTGGAAAAGCTACCTGACAATGAACGTTATTAACTCTTGGTTCAAAGTTTTCAAGTAAAAGGATAATATCATCTTGAATACTTTCAGCATCGAACACAGTATGTAATTCAAACATAGAATCATCAATCTGTGTTCCAATTAAATCATTATGGAATCTTTCACCCAAACGAGTTCTCGTCAAATTAGTGACAGATCTTCGTATAGCATCCTCATTAGAAAAGATACCAAGATCATTCGTTACAGGATGTCGAACAAATGATAAACTAATATCCCTAAAAACTGTGGATTTATTTTTTGATCTGTCTATTAAAGCCATTCTGGTTCAGGACACTTATGTGTATCTAGGTCACTTTCTTCCAATTTTTGCTTTCTTTTAGCATCATTGGCATCATCTCCAACAACTTCACGGAGTAAATTGTCTTCGTTTCTAGTTTCCATAGTAAATTCCATTATCATATCTTATTTATCGCATAAAAAAAGCACTTAGGCATTTACCCAAGTGCTTAAGGTTATTCAATTGTTTTTTTCTACCCTGCTGCTAATGGAGATTGAGTATTGTTGTTGATTGCAGCAGACTTTTTACGTGCTTGTGCGGATACATCATATTGTCCGACTGTCT